TTCACATCGGGAAAACCACCAGCCATCGGAGGCGGTCATGGGACGCCACTCGGACGCAGTAGAGCAGGCGCTGTCTGCGGCTGATCTGGGAGACGTGGATGCGCCCCTGGCGGAGTTGGCGCGCGTTCTGGCGTGGCAGATGGACGATGCCGGCCCGGATGGGCCAGGGACGCGGCTAGTTGGCTCGTACCTGACCGCCGTGCGGACGCTGACGGCACGCATCGTTGCCCGCCGTGCCCAAATCGCGCCGGTCCCGAGCGATGCGCCGAAGGAGGAACCCGGTGCCGACGTCATCAAGTTCAGGAACCGAGCAAGGGGTCGCCGCCAAGCTGGTTGACCACAGGCAGGCACGTTCGGGCGACCCCCGGAAGCGCGACCCCAAGGCTGGGCCGGACGCACGGAAGGCGCGGCAACTACTCGGCAGGACGACGCCGCGGCTGTTCACCCCACCGCTGGCAACCGGCCACCCGGGTCCATGTGGTTGCGGGTGCGCACTCACCGACGAAACCACGCTCGGATTCGAGGCCGTCAGGTTCGCCGAGCAGGTAGTCCTCACGCCACTGAGGCCCTGGCAGCGCTGGTTGCTCATCCACGGGCTGGAGACGCAGCCGGACGGCACGTTCCGCTTCCGGAAGCTGATTGTCCTGGTGGCCAGGCAAAACGGCAAGTCGATCCTGTCGGTCATCCTGAGCCTGTTCTTCATGTACGTGCTGGAAACCCGCATCGTCTTGTCGGCGGCGCAGGATCTGGACACGGCGGAGGAAATCTGGAACGACGGCGTAAACCTCGTCACCGAGCTGGACGACGAAGACATGCCGGTCCGCCCGGGACTGGCCGCATTCAAGCGCAACGTTGTGCTGGTCAACGGGAAAAAGGCGCTGGTCCTCACCACCGGGGAGCGGTGGAAAGTCAAGGCGACGAACCGCAAGGCCGGCCGTGGCCTGCGTGGCGACCTGATCATCTTGGACGAGTTGCGAGAGCAGCAAAACTGGTTCGCATGGGCTGCCATCAGCAAGACGACGAACGCCCGGCCAAACGCGCAAATCTGGACCTTCTCGAACGCGGGCGACATCACGAGTGTGGTGCTGCGGCACCTGCGGATGATCGGGCACCGCAATCTGGGCGACCCGGACGGCGTGTGTGCCGCCGAAGCCGAGGACGCGGCGCCGACCGAGTACGACCTGAGCCAAGCCGTCGAGGATAACCCTGAGCTTGACGGAATGACCGTCGAAGACCTCGCGGTTGACGTCGGCGACGTGTTCCTGGCCGAGTGGTCGGCGGCCCCGGGGTGCTCAATCTGGGACCGTGAAGGTTGGGCGCAGTCGAACCCGTCGCTGGGTTACGGCGACCTGGCCGAGCGGACGATCGCCTCAGACGCCGGCACGGACCCCGAGTGGGTGTTCCGCACCGAGGTGCTGTGCCAGTGGCCGGACGGTGCCCTCGCGGGCGTCTTCGACCCGGGGACGTGGCAGGACACGATGAATGTGCCGGTCGAGTCCGTTTCCGGCGTGCTCGAGTTGGCCGGGTCGGACCGGATCGTCGGCGACGTGGTGGCAGCTTTCGACGTGTCGAAGGACGGTTCGCGCAGCTACATCGCGTGGGCCGGTTTCCGGGCGGACGGGCTGCCTCAGGCGCGTGTGGTCGCTGCCCAGCCGGGTACTGACTGGATCGGCGACTGGCTGATGGCGAACGCTGGCCGGATCGAGTCGGTCTCGGCTCAGGAGCGCGGTGCCCCGGCGTCCGACATTCTGGCCGGGCTGGCGAAGCGGTCGGGGTTCCTGATTCCGATCCTGCCGATCGGTGGCGCTGACCTGACCGCGACCCATGGCCGATGCCAGTCGCTCATCCGGGACCGCAAGGCGCGCCACGATCCTCAGCCGGTGCTTGACCACGCAGCAGCAATGGCGGTTACGAAGCCGCTCGGGGACAACGAGGTGATTGATCGTCGCCGCTCTCCCGTCGACGTGGCGCCGCTGGTCGCTTGGGAGTTCGCGCTGTACCAACTGACACAGCCCGCGACCCCGGCGAAGCAAGCGCCGCCGCCGCCGCAGTCGTTGGCCTCCGCTACTTCAACCGAGACGGTCCATGTCGGCCGGCCCCAATCGGTGCGCGAGCTTGATGTAGCGCACGCAGGCTTCTAGAAGGGGTGTGGTCTTGTGTCTGTTCCTGTCACCGAGAGGGGCGCGGTACATTCCGGGACCGCTCTGTGGTGGGACCCGTCGTACGGCGAAGAGACCCGCGAGTTGCGCTGGCCCATGTCGGTGCAGGTGTTCGCCCGGATGCGCCGCGAGGAAGCGCAGGTTGCCTCCGTGCTGCGTGCGGTGAAAATGCCCGTGCGCCGGACTCCGCGACGCATCAACGGTGCCGGGTGCCGCCCTGAGGTGGTCCGGCATGTCGCCGAAGACCTGGGGTTGCCGATCGTCGGCGAGCAGGATTCGGCACCACGCCGCACCCGCGACCGGTTCCAGTTCTCGGAGCACCTGCGGCTGGCCGGAACACACCTAGACTTCGGCCATGCAGTGTTCGAGCAGGTCTACCGGCCCGAAGGCGACCTCTACCGGCTGAGGAAGCTGGGATGGCGACCCCCGTCCACCATTACCAAGTTCGATGAGGCTGCCGATGGCGGCCTGGTCGCCATCGAGCAGGCCGGCTACGGCGCGAAAGCGGTCCGGCTGGACATGGCCCGCCTGGTCGTCTACTGCAACGAACGCGAGGAATCGTGGATCGGGCAGTCGCTCCTGCGTCCCGCCTACAAATACTGGCTATTGAAAGACCAACTGCTGCGCATTCAGCAGCAGACGATCGACCGTAACGGCATGGGCATCCCGGTCTCTATCGCACCCGAGGTGCCACAGTTCCCGGGAATGACGATCGAGTCCTGGCGTGCGGCGACTCAGGAGCAGATCGCGGCCGGCCTGGCGATCGCCAAGGGCCTACGGTCCGGTGAGTCCTCGGGTGCGTCCCTGGCGCACGGGGCGTCCCTGGCGCTGAAGGGCGTTGAGGGCAAGCTGCCCGACGCGCTGCCCGTCATCCGCTATTTCGATGAGCAGATGGCCCGCGCCGTGCTGGCGCACTTCCTCAATCTGGGCACCGAGACGGGTAGCTGGGCGCTCGGCACCACGTTCGCCGATTTCTTCACCCAATCACTCCAGACGGTCTCCGACTACCTGGACGAAACGATCAATGCGCACGTCATCGAGGACTTGGTGGACGTCAACTGGGGTCCGGACGAGCCGGCTCCCCGGCTGGTGTCGGACCGGATCGGTGCCGCGCTTTCTGCGGAGGCGCTGAAAGCGCTGGTTGACGCCGGTGTGATCACCCCTGACGAGCCGCTGGAGAACTACACGCGCGAGGCCTACGGGCTGCCCGTCAAGGACGGCGCGACCGCACGCACCACAGCCCCGGCCGTGCCGCCGGCGAACCCGGAGGAGAACCCCGATGCCGCATGACGAGCTTCTGGAGCTGATCAACCAGGACCCGGCCCGGCCGTGGTACCGGATCGAGGCTGCTGCCAATGCCGGCGCCAAGGTGCGCGCGAAGGTGCACATCATGGACGCGATCGGCGGTTGGTTCGGCATCCGTGCGTCCGATTTCGTCCGGGAAGTCAACGATCTGGACGTGGACGAGATTGAGCTGCACCTCAACAGCCCCGGCGGCGGCGTCTGGGACGGCATGGCGATCATGAACGCACTCAGGGCTCACCGTGCCGCGGTCGAGGTCCACATCGACGGCATCGCCGCCTCCATCGCGTCGATTATCGCGATGGCTGGTGACGAGGTGGTCATGTCCCGCGGGTCGCAGATGATGATCCACAACGCCTCCACGATCACGTGGGGCGACTCCGCGCAGTTGCGCAAGGATGCCGCCATTCTCGACAAGAGCGACGAGAACATGGCGGGTATCTACGCCGCGAAGGCAGGCGGCGACCCGGCCGACTGGCGAGCGTTGATGGCCGCTGAGACGTGGTACAACGCTGGCGAGGCGGTTGCTGCGGGTCTGGCCGACCGGACTGACGACAGCGAGGACACAGAGGCCGCAGAGGCCAAGTTCGACCTGTCGATGTACGCCTACGCCGGACGTGCCGCCGCCCCTGCCCCGCTGAAGCGCGAAGACGTCGCGCACGCACGCGCCACCTACCCCGCCGAGGGATTCTCGGCATTGCTGCACATGGCCGCTGGCCAGGCAGCCCCCAATCCCCCGGCGACCGAGCCGGGTTACCACAACCAGAAGGAGGAAGCCGTGAGCTTCGAAACCTTGATGGCTGGGCTTCGTGAGCGGCTCGGGATCACCGACGCCGAGGCCAACGAGGATGCCGTGCTGGCTTCCATCGATGCCCGCCTCGCCGCCCCGCCCGCCACCGAGCAGCCCAAGGGCACCGTGCTTGTCGATGAGGGTGTCCTCACCCAGTTGCAGGCCGATGCGCAGTCGGGTCGCGAGGCCCGCGACCAGCAGATCACCGAGCGCCGCGACGGCATCATCGCGACCGCCATGTCGGAGGGCCGCATCACTGCCGCCTCTCGCGAGGCTTTCCGTGCGTCGCTCGACCGGGACGAGTCGGGCACGGTCGCGATCCTGACCAGCCTGGCGAAGAACTCGGTACCGGTCGCCGAACTCGGCACGTCCGCCGGCGGCGACTCCGCCGACGCCGAGTACAGCAGGTACTACACCACCGCCAGCAAGGAGGCCTGAGCCATGGCCCAGTACGTGCCCGCATTCCGCCCCGGCGAGACCGTCACGTTCGACGTGACGACCGCCGTCGTTGCCGGCCGCTACGTGGAGGTTGGCTCCGCCGACCGCTCCGTGGCTCCCGCCGGCGCCGTGTCGCTGAAGGTGGTGGGTGTCGCTGGACACGACGCCGCCGTGGGCGACAAGGTCACCGTCGAGACCGGCAAGCCGATCGACCTGATCCCGTGCGCGGCTGCCGTCGCCCGCGGTGCCCGGGTCGAATCGGCAGCCGCCGGCAAGTGCCAGACCCGGACCACCGGGCAGGACGTCGGCTTGGCCCTGAACACCACCACCGCCGCCGATCAGCTCGTTTACGTGCTGCGCTCCTGAGAGAAGAGATCACATGCCTCTGTACCCGCTCACTCCGAGCCAGCTCAACAACGTGTCTGTCTCCGATGCGTTGGCTTTCATCAAGTCGCCGACCCTCATGGCCCGGCGTCTGTCCGAGATCCTGAACGCTCAGGAGTTCATCGGTCTGTCGCTGCTCACCGGCCGCTACTCCATGGAGGGCGGCGTGGTTGCCGTCCCCAAGAACGAGGTCATCCGCGCTGACCGGTCCGCCGAGACGGTCGCACCCGGCGCCGAGTACAAGCTGACTCCGCTCAGCAAGGAGCAGTACGACCTGTACATGGCGTCGAAGCGGGGCCTCGCGACTGAGGTCACCGACGAAGAGGTGGGCCGCAGCAAGATGCGCCCCATTGAGGATGCTGCTCAGTTCCTCAAGAACGAACTCCTCTTCGACGCGAACTCGCTGGCATTGGCCGCGATCACGTCGAAGGTGACCGCCACGATCGCTGCGTCTGCGGTGTGGAACACCGGCACGCCCGGCAAGGTCATCATCAAGGACGTGCTGCGCGCACAGGCGCAGGCGAAGATGCTGAAGCAGGGCTTCAACATCGACACCGTCGTCCTGCCCGCCGACGACTACGCCGTGGTCATGCCGGAGATCTTCGACTTCCTCCAGCGCGGATCGGGCACCATGCCCGACCTCCTGAACGTGGCGTGGCTGTCCACCTCGGACGCCAACTTCACCAACCCGCTGCTGCTCGATCGCCAGAGGCTCGGTGGCATCGGCCGGGAGGACATTCCCTCGCCCGAGTACCGGCAAGTGCCCGACCTGAACGGCATCAACATCGGCATCGAGTTGGCAACCCTCCGGGAGCCGCGCGCCGACAAGACGCGGCTCCAGGTCCGGTTCCCGCACGTCCCGGTCATCGTCAACCCGGCCGCCGGACTGTTCATCACCGGGACCGGTCTCTGATGGGGTACCGCGTCAGTGGCGAGTACGCCTACGTCACGGTCGGCGACGACGCGGGCAATGGCGTCGTCCAGCTTTTGGGGAAGGGCCAGATCGTGCCCGGCGCGGTCTCTGCCCGTGTTCTCGAACATCTCGTGTTCGTCGGGTTGGTCGAGGAGTTCGAGGACGAGTCCACCCCGGAGGCTGAGGCCGACCCGGGGGCGGGCGCTGACCCGGACGACGACGAGCTCGACCTTGAAGAGTTGGACCTGAACGCGCTTCGGGCCATCGCGAAGGACGAGGATATCGACCTGTCGAACGCCCGGGCGAAGGCCGACATCATCGCGGCCATCACCGCGGCCCGAGCCTGACAAGAGGGGGGGTGGATCGCCATGGTAAGTGTTGAGCGGGGCCCGTTCAGCGACCTCCTGGAAGCCGACGAACTGATCGGCGAACTGGAGGCTTACCTGGCGATCCACTACCCCCTGTTGGACGCCGTGCCTGCCGCGTGGCAGGTGCACCTCCAGGCAATCTTGGTGCCCATCGTGCGCCGCTGGGCCGAGTTGGGTACTGGCGTAGGTGGCATGACGATCACCGGCCCGTTCCAGGACCGTCCAGCGACCGGCACGCACACCCTGCTACCCCATGAGGCTGCGGCGCTGTCGGCGCTGTGCGGCCTGGGTGTGGGTGTAGCGCTCCCTCAGGGCAGCTTTCCGCCTCCTGAGCCGATCACTGACATGTTCGTTCGCCGGCCTGGCTGGCCTCCGATCGGTTGCTACTGATGGGCCGATTCCGGCACCCCGAGACGGTGTTGCGGGTGCCGTACGTGTCTACGACCAGGAACGCCCAGGGTCGCGAGACGCACGTCCGCGGGTCTGCGGTCGAGGTTCTGGCTGGGTTCGACCCGGGGCAGACCGTTGAGCCTCGGAACCCGGCCGGCCAGCGCATCGTCACTCAGCCGGTGCTGTATGTGGACTTCGACCAGCCTGCCCACCCGCTCGATCAGTGGGTGGTCCGCGGGGACACGTTCGAGGTTGACGGCGATGTGGCCCGGTGGCGCAATCCGCACAACGGCCGCACGCCGGGCGCTGTCATCAAGCTGAGGAAGGTGTCGGGATGAGCGGATTCAGGGTTATGTCGGTGCGCCTCAACAATCAAGCCTTCCGTGCGCTCCGTCGTTCCCCGGGCGCTAAGCGTCTGGTGATGAGTGCGGCGCGGAAGATCGCGGCTGCGTCCGGCCCCGGCTACGAAGCGCGCGAGGCGCCAGGCCGGGACCGCGCCCGGGCGATCGTCGTCCCGACGACGGCCGAAGCGCGACGGGATTCGGCCACGAATCTGACGTTGCTGCGGAACTTGGGCGCGGCGCGGTGACCAGCCTGCCGTTCCTGCCTGCGCCCGACGTCGAGGCCGCCGCGGTCACCTACCTGCAAGGCCTGTTCGCCTCAGCTTGGGTGGGCACTCAGCGGCCGTTCGGCACCGACTGGAACCTCCCGGCCGAGCTTCTGAT